ATCATCAGCTATTAACCTGCTGCTTGCAAGAGTGCCAAACCATCAGCTTGAACAACTTTGTAGCCGTAGACGTTTAAGCCACGGATCAAAGTGCCGAAGTCGTTGGGGTTCTGTAAGCTCTCAACCTTAGCAATTTGTGATGCAAAGGTAATGGCAGATTTGTGACCAGCCATAATTGCATGACGCTTAAGAGCATTAGCTACAACAGTTCCGGTATAGCTTTGACCAGCAGCTGCACGTGGGAGCAAGTTGGAAACATATACAGTGAAGCGATCAATCATACCAATCTTACCGTTACGGAGGATTGAAGATGGGTCACCCATGAACTGAGCTTGAGCAAGGTTAGATTGCATCAGGATTTGACGCTCTGTTGGGCTAATAACGAGCCAACGGTCTGTCTCAGGAACGTTTGCCTCATCCAAAACGCTTGACAAAGCAGTGATGCTTTGGAGGATGTTAGCAGCAGTTAAAGTTACAGGAGCAAGATCAGTACCTAAGTTGAAAGAAGCAGAGATCTTACCAGCGGTTGCACCTTGGTTAGTTGCAGCACCTTGGTTAAAAGTACCAAGCAATACATCGGTATCAACAGCAATCTTCATCTGCATAGCAGCGTCGTTGGTGAATACGTCCATCAACTTTGGCTTAGCTTGCAACTCGAGAACGTTGTTAACGTTTACACCGAAATACTTACCTTTGTTAATAGTCAAGGTAATTGTGCTTGGAGCAGGGATCTCATAAGCAAGATTCTGACCAATGCTGTAGTTGTTGATGGTGATTGTTGGGATGGTGTTGATAATTACGGAATCGCCCATACCAGTGATGTCGCCTTGCCAGTCGGTGTTAGCGATTTCACCAAAAACGGTTGCGGCATAGAATTTCTGTGCCAATTTGCCCGACCAGAGGGTAGGGATGAAAGTACCAGAGTAGGCTGTACCTGCGTATGCAGTTTGGCCGTTTGGTGCATTAAAACCACCCGCATTAATGGGGTAGGCTGCTGCTGGGGTTACTGTAGACATTTAAATTTCCTTTCGAGTGTCTATTTAAACTTCCGCTTTCACCCCAGGTTGAGCTCTTATCGAATTCGCCCTTCGGCAATTGCGGTGTGAATTTGTTTTTCCATATCTGCCGCTTCCTGTTCATCGTAGAAGCCTCGTCTCCAATCATTGTAAAACTGCTCAATATCCTGATTAGTGAATATTTTGTCGTTTACATTGTCGGAAGGCGTCGTCGTAGAACGAGTACGGGTCGGCGCAACTTGACGCTGAAGCTCTTGCTTTGCCTTACTTGGAGCAGGAGTTTGCGGTAGGGTCTGCTTATAAGCCTTAAAAATATTAGCCACACGGGTAACATCTAAAACCTCATAAGCATTCGATAACGCAGCTTGGCGAGGTACTCCGTAAACTGGATCTACTTGCTGGAGCCACGCTAAGAAACCTTGATCAACGTTCAAAGCTTCCCAATCTGAAACCTGCTGTCCTAGACCCACCAAGAATCTGTCTTTATCAGACACTACTTGACGTTCGGATACACTACCAAGTTGTCCTTTTAGCTCTTTGATCTCTTGTACCAGTTGCGCTTCACGCTCCCGCAGTGTTCCCACTTTGGATTCGGTAGCACGCTCGATAAGATCAATCAAATCAGGGCCAAATGCTTCTTTGTCTTGTTCAGTGATTAAAGACTCAACTACCTGTTTTTGCTCCACTTTAGTAGCCTCTACTGCAGCCTTATCAGCAATTAACTGCTGCATTTGCGTTTGCATCTCACGCATTTGACTGTGTAAACGGGGCACTTCAGCGTCGTACATCCCTTTCAAAGTATGGTACTTGTGAGCCCATTTCTCTTCAGGAATTTCAGATTGTTTAGTCTCTTGTGAAACAGTATTGTCAGGCGGCAAATCATTCGGTGGCGGATCAGCTTGAATATCCTGATCTACTTGTTGATTTACTGGGTTAGTCTCCGAGGAGTCCTCCCCGGTCTTTTCGCCATTAATATCGGCCACAATACGGTCTGCTTCTTCCAGCTGTTGCTGGACTGCCTTTGGCAATGCCATTTCTATCTCCTTTAGCTCCGACTCTTACGTACGCTCCGTTCTTGACGGTCTGCGCAGGCTCGAATAACGGTCTGCTACTACGGTTTAAATACTAACCTTTACGATTAGCGCTTAGTTTGGTGACTAACTCATTTGAGTTTTTAATATGGGCGAGTAAGTCCGCCAATATTGCGGCTTCACCTTGGAGCCGGTAAATATGTTCTTGTTGTATAGTCCCTACAAGTTGTTCGAGGGTTCCATTTCGGCTGTCCCTCAGCCATTCAACTAGTGGTCCAAATTCTTCTGCTTGTAGCCGTTGAAAACAACGCGCTACTCGCTCATCCAGTCTTTGCATTACTTACTTGCAGAGACCATCGGTTTTTGCGGACATTTGAGCGTACTCTTTGCCGCTGCGCATACCTAAAGCATCATTGTCGCCATCAGAACCACCTGCGCCCTGAGTAGCAGCACCTTTGCTCATGCCATCGGTCTTTGCAGACTCTTGAGCATATTCAGGGCCGCGCTTTTCCATTGGGGAAATAGCTTTCATAAAAACTCCTTTTTATCATCAGACACCTGTCTGACTTAGTTACTATTTACAACGTATATACAACTTTGTCAAGCTTTACTGCGAAAATCTATTTGTTACTGGCGAGCCATCCATCAAATTCTGACCCCCGGGCGGTGCAGGAGGTGTTCCACCTGCTTCTGCTTGTCCGTTTTGTTGAGCCATTTGCATTTGCATCTGTTGGGCTTGCTGTATCTGTTGGGCTTCAAGTACTTTAGCTTTCATTATTTCAGCCGTTGGTACAATCTTGTCCACATTCATATCAAGAGTCATAGCAGTTTGACGCAGCAATTCGGCAATACCTTCCATACCGACAACCTGTTGAGCCGCTGGGCTATTTAAAGCAAGTCCTAAGAACTCATTACGACGCTGCTGGGCAGTCTCTTTTTCCATGATCGAAGACGCGCCACGGGCAACAATATCAACATCGCCCTTTAGATCTGGATCGTCAGAGTAGCGCATATTGTAGTAATACAAACGGTCAATACACGGCTTAATAACGTGCTCGTCAATATTTGAGATGACCTGCTTAATAGACTTACCAGCGTTTGTCATCAACATACTCATACCAGAAGCAGTTCTACCTGCTCCGCCCGCAGGCGCGCCGCCAGTCATATAACGTGGGATACCTGTGTACTCGTCAGCTAAAATTGCAAAACGTTCATAAACCATCATAAGTTCATTAGCTTGCGAGTTTGGCTGGTAGAAAGATACAGGAGTTTGGTTTGCCCCTAATGGGTCAGATGTAGTTTGCCAAATCTTCCAAGGGTACAACTGAGTAATATTTTCGCCTTCAGGTAAGCGGTCTATGTTGTAGACAACTTGAGGCCCAGATGCCAAAGACATGTTATTAACAAGACTACGAGCAGCAGCGTTACATACATCTTGAACGTCTCTACAGAGGTCGGCGACAGAGTTGCCCCAAAAAGCTCCTGGGACTTCCTCATACGAAGTTTTGTAATATGGCTTACGACCGAGCGGATCGGAATTGATAACGGCTTTAATAATCCACGTACCGATAAGCCATGCTTCAATAGGATACTCCGCCATAGGGTCGGGAACCTCTTCAGGAGACATTCCCCAATCAATGAGTAAACGGCCTTGCACTGAACCCCAAAATTGTAATGCATCAATTAGCTCCGATGGGTTTTGGCCTGCAGCAGTTGTAGACTTGCCTTCAGCTGTTGCGCGAGTAAGGTCCACATAGATCCATTCGCGTAAGCCGCCCTTTCCATAAGCTTCAAGGACTTGACGTATGGCTCCATCGCTATAACCATCAACTCCGATAAGCTCGTGAAGATCAGCCCGTGATAATTTGTGTCTTTCAAGTAAGTACCCGTCGTTAATAGTTGAGCAATCAGGAGCGGGATAAATATTAAATGGGCTTACTCGTTCCCACTCTAATGCTAAAGTTTTTTGAACTTGTAAGTCATACCCACCGCCAGGCAGCTTAACCCATTTAAGTTCTGGGCGGTTAACAACAACTGGGCCTTTTAGAATTGCAGATGGGAATGTAACTAAGTCGTCAATAAACTGAGCAAACGCTGTAGTCCACTGACCTTCAATCATCTGCTGATGCATTTTCTTTTCCATGCGCTTAGCAGTTTCTTCGGCAATCTCACCGAGCTGGCGATATGCAGCATCTTTAAGGTCAAGCAGCATCTGACGTACTTCGACATCAGTAGGATTTATTCCTGACATAAGCATCTGCTCTAACTGCTGCTGAGCACGCATCATAAGGTCTTGCAAAATATCTGGTTCCATATCTGGAATCGGACTTGGGCGCAAGCTCCATGGTTTTTCTTCAGGAGTAGACATAACAACATCGCGCAGCCAGCTTGAAGCCGCACGGCACTTGTTTGACGTCAACATCATGTAAATCGTTGAGCTACCTTGCTCGCGTAACTGAGCCAACTTATCCGGATCATACTGACCACGGCGCTGGCGTACGGATTTAAGCATTTGCTGCTCGACCGTGTACTCTTTAGCCATACGAGCATACATCCACTTCTGTTTGATATACGCAGCAAGATTCTGTACTACTGGGCTAGAATTTGCAGTGACGGCTGCAGCACGCTCCTCTTCTTGGAGCTGCTTAATTGATTTGATTGGCACGATCCCACCAACGGTTGTATAACCGGGGGCAGTCGCGTTTGTAATATTTAACGCAGCATCCATAGACTATTTCGAAATGTCAATACCTGCTTTATAAGTGATAAACCATTGATCTGTCAAGCCCTATTCCCAAACAAATGAAGTTTTATTTATGATTCTTGCTTTTCGGCTTAACACATCACCTGTAATGTTTCCATCTGCATGCAAACACGCATACTGAAAGGCGTCCGCAATGTGAGAGTAACCGTTTTTCTCCGGTTTGTCATCGGTATCGCCATTATTTTTAATTTTATACCTATATCCGCCTCTTAGTGCATTTATTAATTCTCTACAGCTCGGATCGATAAGCATAGCTGGTTTTCCGTCAACTATACGAGTTAAAAGTGCATCTACGGCAGAAAGTCTAGCCACAATGCTGTTCGATTTAGCCGGAATTACCCTAAATCCTTCTGCTTTTAGGATGTCAAACACGCTTCGCTCATCTGTTTGTGCCCTCTGCTGCCCAGCCGGATCACCAATAATTAGTACTGGCATACCGGGAAATTTGTTGGTTAACAAGGGTTTGAGCTTCTCCCTTGTAAATCTAAGAGTCCCCATTCCGTCAGATACTAAGTTCGCATAGGTCAAAAATCTTCCCTGCGGATCAACCTGCGATATAGTGCAGGCGGGGGTTAAGCCGAAGTCCATCCCAATAACTAGCGGGTTCGTGGACAATTTTATATAGTTTAACTCTTTTTCAGCCACATGAATATCACGATCGAAAGCCCTAAACACAGGCTGTCCGGACAACGATTTACCAAATTGCGCGTTGATATAAACATCAACCCAGTCTTCTGACTTACCTTCTGCCAAATTTTCATAGTACCCCTCTGGTAAAAACTCAAGCCAGTCTGCCTCTTGGGATAGTCCGCTAGGCTGGAAAAAGCATTCTGCGTTGTGTGGTGGCTCCGATAAGTACTGTTCCCAGAACGTATCCATATCGGGCGGGTTGGTCATCCCCCAAATATGAGCATTAGATTGACCGTTGTCATCGACACAACCCACGCTGTTATCCAACTTAGAAGGGAAACGGCCAAGACGACCTTGTAGCGCGTTAAAGATGTCGGGGTTAATTTCTCTAAACTCGTCCAAAATTCCAAAAGAAGCCTGTAAAGACAATAACCGCCTAACGTCATTAGAATCATCGAGACCACGAAAAAGAATTTCACACTCAACATCGTCAAACCTCAGAATAAATTTATATTCGGACTTGAGATACGTCCCTGCTTGGCCGTCCGGATACCAGCGTAGTACGTCAGGAATTGAGGTGTCTCGCAGCTGCTCTCGTGTATTACGTACCCAAATCGCCCTAGAACGTCGTATTCCGTCCTTACATTTGGCCATTTTTGCCGCATGGTAGGCTATTTTCATAATCCCAGCAGTAGTTTTCGTACTACCCACTGGCCCCACAATAAGGGAAATAAAGGCGTCAGAAGTCAAAAACTCCCTAACCGATTCCGGCGGAGTGTACTGTAAGTTACTCATTTTTCAGTTTTTTCTGTTTAGACTGAGGGACTTGCTGAACTTCTTCTACAGCAGGTATGTCGATGGTTTTCTTAGCTGTGTCCGCCAAGTTTATGGTGATACTGAACCCTGGACCTGCCGCTATCTGGGCATTTGCCTTAGGTTCCATGTCTCCAAGTTTAGCACCAAGTTTTATAAACTCAAGCTTCTGCAGTAACGTCGCATCGTTTGACCGAGCAATTTTATACGCATCCTCGAACACATCTTCCGTCAGAGCCTTAGCCTTTATACGGAACGTAACCCCATTCTGCTCAAGCTCCGCCTTCTGCTTGGCAACAGCATCGTTAAATGGTTTCCACTGCTGGAGCGAAGTCCACCGCGTGTTTTCGAATCCATATCGAGCAGCGATCTCCTGGGGGTCTTCCATCCCTACAGCTATAGCCAGGATCATCTCCTGGGGTATATCAAGCGCCGGTGGAGGCGGCTGTATCGGTAGTAACTCGTCGTCCATCAAGGTAGTCAACTAGGGCCTGTCGAATAAGTTCTGAAACGGTTGTATGCCTTTTTTCTGCTAGAGCTCTGAGCTCCACCATAACTGGGTCGGGTAAAAAGAAATTATGGCGTTTCATTTCTTAACCGCCTTCTTCGCAACTGTTTTTTTAGCCGCTGGCTTTGCTACCGCCCTACGCTCCTCTTTTCCGGGTCGAGCAGGCTTAACTTGTTTTACGGGTTGGGGTTGCGACGCTTGAGGTTGGGGGGCCTTCGGACGGAAATAATCCAAAAGTTTTTTCATTGCTTCGGTTACCATGTTTTCTCCTTTGGTTTTTGTGCATCATACATCATGTGTGGCTGTTGTCAATACTATTTTTAGAACGCTTTTTTGATTTTGGTTTTTTGGCTCTGTCCTCCGCATAATGGTGTTTTCTATGGCAGTTTGCACACAATACGATACATTTCTCTCGGATTTCTTTTATCGCTTGCCCAATCATCCCGTCATGGACTAGTTTAAAAACCTTTTTGTTCGATGGGTCTCTGATTACGTGGTGAAAGTCCAATGCCGCTGGATGGTTTTCTGCGCAGTTGGTGCACTGCAGTGTTTTCTTAAAAGCATGCCATTCTTTACGAAGTCGTTTTCTTCTTGCCTTTACAGCGTCCTTTACCTTTTGCTTATGGTTCTCATAATGCCGGCGCTGAGCTTCTAGCTTTCTTGGGTCGTTCGGGTCTTTGTATGGCATGGCGTGAATGTAATGGGTTGTGTGTAGATTGTCAACATAGGGAAAACCCTTAGAGGTGGGCGCGGATTTGATGAGCTACTAGCTGTAGGTGTGAAGGCAGAAAAAATCCCTACTTGTCATATCCTCCGATGTCTGCCTGACCGCCCATTGGGAGTGTACTTCAGTGTTGTAAAAAAGCGACAGTAAAGTTACATAAACGTTACCTTAAGTGGGTTAATGCTTCTTTTATGAATCATTATATACACAACGTGTGTATAATCATATTTTTACCGGGCGCATTACGGCCAATACGTAAGCATAGCCCCCGCCCCCCACCCCCTCTGGTCAGGGGGGTAGTCCCTTAGCCTTCTGCCTATGGTGTAGGTCGCATCACTTAGTGTTGTGCCTATATCGCAGAACATCGCTACGGGTTGGTCTATACCTGAGAATCCTTTAGACCTTGCTTGAAAGCCTGAAATGTTCGAGTTGTAGCCTTGCGTGAGTCATCTGATCGCTGGCGTGAACTGAGTAAGTTGTGAGTAGGCAAGCGGGATAGTATCCGTGGAAAAGTGTAGAAGTCATACACACACCTGAGCGAACCGCACCCGATCTGGGAAAATATCGGGGTAGGGATAGACAAGACCCAAGGTGGTTGCAGTAGTCTAGTCCTAGTGTGCGAAAACAAGTTAAGCACTAGCAAGGGTTATGAGATTTTGTATCCCTGATTGCAAAGGTATTAGGTCAAACCTCGATACCCCATAACAATCAGGGGTTTTTATCAAGTGCATTAGCAATAGTGTGCTTGATTCTGACTAACTAACTTAGGAGTAATATCTCATGGCTCTACTATCCGCCAACGATTTATCAGCAAAAATTGTCGCAATCGGTAAGACCGCAGGTGAATTGCAGTCCGAGATTCAAATCGCCGCCGTTAATGCAATTGGTTATTCAATTGAGCATGGCGACATTCGGTTTGGTCAAAAACTGTTTGATGTGTTGCCTACGGGTATCCGTCGTCAGTCTTTGGTTGCGTTCTTTGAAAAGCATGGTCAATTTGTTTGGCTCAAAGAAGATAAGAAGTTTGCCTTTTACAAGGTAGATGGTATTACCTTTGATGAGAAAACCTTATTGACTACACCTTGGAATACCGCTAAAGCCGAAAACATTGTGTCTGAGTATGATGTGCAGACTATGTTTGATTCGCTGATGAAACGCCTTGACTCTGCCTTCAAGAAATCTGCTGATGGCTCTGTCAAAATCAAAAACTCGCCCTTGTATGATTATCTGCAAGAAGCACAAGACCGCTACAACGCTGAGCAAGCATTCGTTCAGCCCGAAGTTAAAGTAGCGTAATCTTGCACCCTGCACCCCCTACGGGGGGTGCTACATTAAATCCACAACATTCATAGGAGTTATCTTATGCCTTACGCTATGCAATGCAGTAAATGGAATCGTGCAACCCCATACAAGGGTGCGTATGCACCACAAACCTACGGCAGTCGTAAACCCAAGGCTAAGTTGCCATCAAGTGTTGCAATCTATCGCCCAAATGCCGAGGGTGTGTTGGAATTGGCAGTAAGAATTAGCATAAAATAGTTAAGTTATTGATTTCATTACAATTATCCGCTAATTATCCGTTTTGGGTTTGTGCAGTGCAGCATGGATAATTAGAAAGTCCAATGAAATCAGTAGCCTACAAGGGTAATTATCCAATTATCCAATTATCCAATAATATTTAATACAAAAAAGTTTAGAGAATACCCTGTGGATTACATGTGCGTGTGTGCGTGTATATCCTCGTATGTGGATTATATGGGGGGGTATTTTCCAAAAAATGGCAAAACGGATAATTACATGCAACTCATTGATTTATATGGGGGTTGTAATTATCCATTCTAATTATCCGCTTTTTATCCTGAGGAAATCATGACTAAAATTCAACGCTCGACCACAAATCCGAAGCAATTTTTCATCATCAAATTCAAACTCGGCAGACCCAACATTGGCAAAATTGTAGGCAAATTCACAATCGCATAGGATACATTTAACGCACCTATCATCGGAGGAATTATGAAAAAAGAACACATTCAAACATTAGCTAAACTTTGTCACTATGTTGCAGAGGCAGAAAAATCTAGTTTCGAAGAACACATCGCTAACGGCGGTAATCCTGACGACCACATTTATAGCGAGGTAATCCAATCAACTCAC